GTATGGTTTCTCATAGTATTCCTTTGCCATTCCACTATAAAGTGACATTGGAGATGATGCCGGATTATATTCAATATACTTGACTCCCATCTCCAATGTAAACTTACGAACCCATTTTTCTATACCATCTTTATTTCCACGTGTAATCAGTATGAGGTCATCTCCAAACTTTTGTTTTAGTTTCCAAACGAGTTCTTTGATTTCACCACGATTTTCATACTTAGGACTCCCTATCAGTGCTATTCTCATCGTGGTTGAGTCTTTTTTGAACCTTTGTCCAATACTTTTGGGTTTGTTTCTTTTGTAGTCCCTTCGGACCACCATTCCAACACCGGGCGATTTTCTCATATGAACTTGTTTCGTGATAATAATTTGCAACTACATTAAACATCTCGATGGATTTATCTTTTGACCACCGGTCTTCTAATGTATATGTATAACTCGAACCTTTTAAACGTAAAATTCGGTTAACCTCTCTGACCATAATTGGTCTAATTTGAAGAACCCCAACTGCATCTTCTCTTTTACAATAAGCGGAGGTGTCACACCTACTCTCTACCCACATCAATGCGTTTACCAATGGAGTGAGGTTTCGTGTTGTTTTTACCAAATTTAGTTTAGGAGCTACAACTTCAACTTCAAGAGTTATGTCTTTAGTTGGTACACTTACCAATTCCATCTTAGGTTGGATTTCGTAAGTTGATGATGTGAATAGAATGAATAATAGTAATGATAACTTTCTCATATATTAGGATTTAATTCTTTCCTTACGATTACACAACTCACTCTTCTTAAATGGACAATACTTACAATTCTTGGAGTTCTTACCAGCAATTGCAGGAAACTCACCTTCGGTATTGTATGAACCATCATCGTTAAATGATTTAGATATAAAATCATCGAATGATGTTGATACATTTCTCATTGTAATACTACCGTGGGCAGGTACAAACTCTTGAACTCTCTTCTGAGCAAACATTGCTTCTTCCCACAACTTACGTTTTACAATAAAGTATCTGACTTGAATCTTGTCGATAGGCCATCCGTATTGTTCTGAGAAGAATTTCTTATATAGAACTAATTGAGCAGTCTTGGTTTTATCTTTCTTCTGATACTCATTCCATCCTCTTGTAGATGTTTTGATGTCCCAAATCTCGATGATACCATCTTGGTCTTCAAATACCAAATCAATGAAACCCTTCATCATAATGTTCTCATTAGATGTTGGATAGTATATTGGTAATTCGACACCTACTAACTTGAGTTTCTTGGTAGAAAAATAATCAGTTCTATTTTTTTTGATAAAGTCAATGATTTGAATACCATCATCGTAGAACTCATTCATCTCATCTTTCGTAGTGAACTTACCATACCTGTCAGACATTGACTTGTATTCGGCAGCCATCGACTCTAATAACAACTGACCTAAGTCGAGTTTATCTGCTTCAGTAGGCCCATCTTTGTATAGTACCTGTAACCATTCTTGTAGAGTCTCGTGCATTGCAGTACCAAATACAAGGTGGATGGATGGGTCAAAGTCTTTGTGACCATCCATATAGGTCAATTTCCATTGTTTAGGACAATTAGCCCACATCGTGTACTGAGAATAGGAAATCTTAGAGTCACCTTGTTTCTCTTCGTGAACTGGAAAATTAAATATGTTTGATACTACGGACTTCTTCATATACTCTTACTTTTCTTATACTAATATACGAAATATATCGTAAACTACCAAATTCTTATGTTAAGAAATTGTTATTATTTAGCCCATTTTCCGTTTTGGACTAATTGGGCGATGATACCATATACAGAAAGGTCAGCGTAGGTATCTTGTAGTGACTCACCAACCTCATCTGGCTGGCCCAATACTACGAGTTGTTTTAGTCTCTGCACCTTATCATTCATTCTGAACCACAATCCAGTTAGTGACAATTTCACATCATCCTTTGTTTCTAACGGAGTTCCAACCGAGATGTTACCTGGCCCATAGTTACGTTGTTTCTTACAAAAAGTTTCATATTGTTCCCACATAATCCGTTTGTACTCTTCCATCATTTCAGGATAAGTCTCTTCACAATATGTTCGTGCGGATTGTTGAACTCCAGTTTCATAGATTGGCCGTTCCTCTTCCTTAACCCACTCTACTTTGTTTTTTGCTTCTCTTATTACTTCAGCCATTTCTTAATATCTTTTTTATCTACTCCAAACTTTTGGATAATGTTGGTAACTTCATCCTTTGATAGGATTTCAAGGTAATCTAAAACCTCTCTTTTTGATACTTCAAAGTACATTGATAGATAATCCACTACCATATTGTGATGTTTAGATTCCTTACTACCTTTGATATACTTGTCGAATGACTTTTTCTTAGGTAAAACATCCAAATATAACTTGTAAACATCCCTCGGAGAGAGCTGACCAATGGTGTACTTTTGTAGTTCATTGACCAGCTCAAGGAGTCCCATATTCATAGACAAAAATCTATTCACCATATATGGTTCGAAACTCTTTCTATCCATAACCGATAGAGACTCCCAAGAAGCTTTCTGCTCCTTGATACCCGAAAGATGTTGAAATAATGTCTTACTTTTCTTCGGTTGAGACATCTTCAAATAACTCTTTTGGTGTAAACTTAGGATGTACTGTACCACAATTATTACATACAACAACTGGGATTGGTAACATCGATGGTTGACCATTTGGAGATTGCATTGCTGATACCTCTTTGAACATTTGTAGTTCATCAAAGAAAATACCATCACATTGAGGACACGTTACATTCTTTAGTTTTGTAACATCCAAATTCATTTGTGGAGATTGAGCCGGTTGACCCATCTCTACGATTTTACCTTTTTTCTTAGCCATAACTTACTTGTTTTCTTCTACCGAAGCCTTACGATACTCAGTAACTAATTTCTTCAACTCACCAATTGCTTTTCTAGCTTGGGTAGATGATTTCTTAGTTGTTCCATTGTGAGACTCAGTAAAGTCTGCAAATAGCTCGGTCATTTGTTCGAATAATTCGTTTGAATTTGCCATAATTTACTTTCCTATTGTTATTAATATATTTAACATCATCGCCATTACGTTGATTTCCTTATCAACTACCATTGCGTCTTTGTACTGACCATCTGCGATGTTTAAGATAGTCTGACCCACTTTACCACTTGCATAATTATCTACCTCGTCATAAAGAGAACGATACAATGGTGTAAAATCCTTTAATTTTGAATCATTGATGATTTGTCTGATTTCCGTGAATTGTTCTTTGATGTCACCACTCTTTTGTAAAACCTTAATTACATTATCGGTGTAATTAGCTTGTACAGTAGATGTGGTGTCAATCTTTAACTCACCTTTGACAACTTGACGTTGTGCTGCGTTCAGTACTCTACGAATATCAGGATATCCACTATTCACCAACACGGCAAGGTCTTCGTTGTTAAACGTAACACTTTCTTCATTTAAGATTTGGTGTAAACGTTTAGCTACTTCCTTCTTTGATGGAGGTGCGATAGCAAATGTCTGACAACGTGATTGGATAGGGTCAATTACCTTCTCCACGTAATTACACGTTAATATGAATCGTGTTGATTTACTGAAAGTCTCCATTAAGTTACGGAGTGCTGCTTGTGCGTTTGGTGTCAAATAATCAGACTCGTCTAAGATTACAACTTTCCACTTACGGAATCCCATAGATGATGCGAACCCACGAATCTTATCACGAACTGCATCAACCGAGTTTTCATCCGAAGCGTTGATGTACATAACATCACAATCAATTTGGTTTGTAATGATTTTAGCGAGAGTGGTTTTACCAGTACCTGCTACTCCATAAAGTAATAGGTGTGGTACATCATCGTTCTCGATGTAAATCTTTACCTTCTCAAGGATATGGTCGTTACCCACATAACCTTCTAATGTGTCTGGTCGATACTTCTCAACCCATAGTGAATTACTCATCGTCCTACTTCTTTTAAGTATTGTTTTTTTGCTTCTTCCCAAGACATACCAATGATGTCAAGATAAAATAATGGTTCTGGCTTAATACGACCCTCATCAAATAGTTTAGAGTATCGTTTAATAGCCTTATTCTTCCACCACCTCATAGTATAATCGTCACCTTCCTCAAACTTCTTCTTTAGCTTCAATTCACTTTCGTCAATCTCATTACGAAGAAACTCATTTCCATTATCATACAACATAGCGAAGTATACACCTCGTTTGAACCCATGCATATAATGACTTTGTTTAATACCCAATTCTTTGAATATCATTGATAGAATACGTTGCTTTACACCCGATACAGGCCCAGCAATCCCATCTTTCTGAGTTGTATGTCTAGCATACTCGTCTGGATCGTTTTCCTTTAACCATTGGTGCCATACATCATAAACCGAATCATCTGGCTTGGTAGCAACTTTACCAGCTGACTCACCCAATGTTTTGAAATGTGGAATACCATTATATTGGGAGTGGATACCATATAGTGAAGTAGTACCTACTGCAATAAGTTCTTGTCCGTACTTTTCTTTCCAATGTTCACGAACGACTGGAGATGTAGTCATACAGGCTACTAACTTACCACCTAAGAAGTTATATCCTAATGGCTGAGTACACACAATAGTACTTGCTATTGTAGTGTGATTCAATCTACCATCTTGGAATTTATTCTCCTTAGTCCATCCTATATAGTTATCCCTAACCCCCAATGAAGTGACATCAGAACCCAAAGAAACCAATCCCAACATCTTACCACTTACTCGGTCTTTAATGTACATCTTTACATTACGACCTGGATTAGCAGTGAATGACATTGTATGGATTAACTTACGGATTTCAGTCCAACGAGTGGATTCTTTGGAGTCAGTTACAATCTCAACGTATGGGTCAAGGTCCTCAATCTCTTTGATTGTTTGGTCCTTATTCGTAATGTCAGTAGGTGACCATAGTTGGTCAATATACTGAGCCATTGCGGCTTTCCGTTTCATTGAAGTTGGTAAGTCTGAATTCCACTCATCCCACTTTTTGTAAAGCGTCTGCTCTTCTACTGACATTGATGAAAGGTAGTCCATATTCTCAATGAACTTTGCTTTCTCAACATCATAGTCAAACACCGGCTTCGTTGGTTCTGTGTCCCAAAACTGCATATTACTTAATCTCTACTAAATAGTAATTAGACTTGAATCCATCATGTTCAAATGCAACGTGAGCAAGACCTTGTGGTGAAATCTTCAAAGAAGATGACTTAGCACCACGATTAGCACTTAGAATCTCTTTCAAGTACTTAGCTGAGAATGAAATTGGTTCAACATCACTTTCACACGTACACTCGACATTCATAGAGATTCGGTTAGAGTTGATTTTAGAGTAACCTAAAATTACCTCACCTTTGTTTTCTTTACAAGTAAATGTAAACGTGTCTGAATCAGACATAGCACCTTTAGCTTTTGTAAAGGTAGCGATGAAATCACCATCCATAGTTACATTAGATGTAAATGGTGGAAGTTGTTTTAGTTCAGGTACTACTGGAATTACTGAAAGGTCAGCCAACATATAGTTTACTGAAGTTTTACCATCAGAGAATACCAATGCAGCCGTACCTTCGGATACATCAACTTGACTACCCAATACACCAAGTAGACCTTTTAATTGAGATGTGGTATAAACCCCATACTCTCCATTTGGAAAACCAGTCTCTTCACTCTCAACAGTACCCAATAGAGTTTTGTCATCAGAGATGAATGAAACTTGCATTCCGGCGTCAGTAGAATTAACTTTTACTGACTCCACTTCACCACCCAAGTTGTAACGAGAGATGAAACCTTCAATAGAATTCTTTTTCATTGTTTTTATTTGTTATTTATTTTACTAATATACGAATTTATTTCCAATTATCCAAACCATTTGGATATTTTTGGTTTTGTTTTTTTGAAGTAATACACATATGTGTTTTTTGGTTTGGTCTTGACATACTTAGCCTCACCATTTTCAAGTGCTTTACGAATTTCAACTGCAAATGGTTTGTACCTATCGTTGTGTTTGGTTCGTATTGTTTTGTCGTGGTATCTTACCCCATTATACATAATAACTCGACCCGGTTGTGTTTCACCCACAAACTTAAAATTAGTTGCCTTATAGACCACACCCTCGTGTCCATATGTTTTATCAGCGTATGATATAATCATCTCCAAATCGGTGTTTCGTTGTAACCACCTTAATGACCATCCGATAAAGTATGATTCGGTGTTCTTCGGAGTATCATCAACACATACCAATCTTTTTAACTCTAACAAACCATCCGGATTGTCGGTATATTTTTGTTCTACACCCCCCATTCCAATCTTACCATAAACCATCGCGCCAATCATAGTATCACCATCCATTAACTTAAAACAATATGATGTTTTTAGACCATTCATATTCTTTGAATAATGGTATTTCTCCACGAATTCCACAATGTGACTTCTTGGACATTGTTCTACTATGTAGTTGGTTACACTCACTAAAATGAGAAGAATTGTGATGCAGCTGCCAAGTTAGGATTTGGCTTCTCCCAATTCATTGCTTTATAGAAGTCATCGAGTTTGTTGTTCAACTCCTTCTCCCAAATCAAATCGTAGTCAATGTATTGTTCAATGAATGTGTTTATCTCAGGCGGGTCGGAGTGACCAGTAAATGCGGTAGTCTGAAGTCCCAGTGGATTTTTCTTTAGATATACCCATTTGATTTTATCACCATCTTTCATTGGTTCATATTTGTAAGGAGCGTTAAACTTCTTCAACAATTGATTATAAGTAAGTGCAGCCTTTACGTGAGCAGGTGTCCCCTTCATAAACTCACCAAGTGCTTGGTCCTTAAACCTATACTTAGACATATCCTTTACAGCCGAGTTCTTTGCAATATTTACAAATGGTTGGTTAGTCATCCCATCCTTATAGTTTAGGATTTTATCGTCCAACTTCTTCTTGTCCTCATCCTTTAGGATATCCATCAGTACAGTAGACATTACCTCTTTGAAGTATACTGGGAATGATGAACGTTTTACATCTAACCCCTTCACATCCAACTTATCACAATCAACGGTATTATCATTGATAATCCATTGAGCGTATCTCTTCTTCGATA